AAAAAAAAAAAAAAAAAAAAGTAGAGATAGTAGTAGTATTAGTAGATAGATGTATTGTAGTACACTAAATGCTCTACAGGCCACGGTTTATAGGGGTTTGTCCTCATTCTACTCGGTACTTTCTCTGTTTTGCTCTCAATTCATTCCACTAAGACTACACCCTCCCAAGCTCAATGTCAACCCTCACACCAAAAATAATCCCCACTCCAAATCAGCCTAACCACAGCTAAATTCTTTTAGCAATCCGCTTGCTTTCCACAACAAGACGTGCGAGAATGGTTGCATCACTTAGAGAAGGAGATTTACAATGTACATGATTACTCGATTCAACAAGGCTAAGCGTGCAGAAGCACTTTGGTATAATCAATACTCGAATTCCACTATGTGGGGTAGTATCACACCAGTGTCAAATAAAACAAAGCGTGAGATTCATGAGGGATTGGTTGCTCTTGGTCCTTTTCCTACACCGGAGCAAGTGAATGAGATTATTGGAAACACATCTTGGACTGATTGCCGATGTGATGAGTGTGGTAAATCAGTTGACAAAGTGATTCAGGTTGGACAAGATCCAGATTATGAAAGTTCGACTGCTGAAATCTGTGTACAGTGTTTGAAGAAAGCTATTAAACTGAGTAAGGAGGTTTAAGGTGCGTTATTCTAAAGGACGCTGGGTAGCCTCTTACCGAGACACTTGGTCCCTCGACACAACCCTATCCCCAATCATCTACGCCGGATTATCCAAATTCCACGATGTCCTAGAACAAAAGAACCGCGAAGGGAAATGTCTAGGCATCCCAAACGAATACATGAAAAATGAATCCGAATGGGTGACAGATTCTGATATACAAGATTGGCTAGACGACATCAAGAAGATGATGTATGCTTTCGAGAACAAAGAGCCTGATATGGGAGCGTATGATTTCTCTTTGGAAATGGTGCCTGTTCCGGGAGAGGTAGCTAAGGAAGGCTGCTCAGTCCCATACACAATTGAGTGTGATAATTTGGAAGAGAAAGCTAGGTATTATGCTGATTGTGATGAGCATGAGAGGTTGGTGCAAGAGGGGTTGAATCTCTTTAGTTTGAGATATTCCAGTTTGTGGTGGTAAATTAATAGGAGAAATGTTATGGAAATGAAATCATATACGAATGTTGTAAGCCTATTCAGGCTAAGAGAAGACTCAGTGTTTAACAGTCTGAATGATGCCGTTGAAGTCTTTGAGGATGACTCCATCAGTTGATGTTATCTTGAACACAGACCACCATCGTGTTGATGTTATATTTAAAGAAGACGTGACTGTAGCTGACTGTGAATGTATTTACTTAGGTATTAATCAAGTACGTCCGATTGGTGTATTGATGATGACAAACCGAAATGACCTGTTCGCTAAGTATGAACAGAATTATATTAAAGTCAGTAGGCTTCAAAATAAGATGTTCAAACAATCAGCCAAGTTTAACAAAGCTAAACGTAAACTTGAGAAGGCATTGGAGAAGCTTGCATGATCTACATCCTATACTACCTAATCTGTGCTGTATCGAGCTTTTACCTTACTAAAAACTACGTTGAGTCCAACCTTAGACGTGTAGGCATCCAAGACGCTAGCATCGCTACCGCTATGAGAAATGCCGCTAAGAAAGACGAAACAATTGATCCAATGCATGATTGTCCAGACCATGTAGCTTCAGCTTTGTTTTGGACGATAATTTTGGTGTACAATCTGTTGTGTTGGCCATTCTGTCTGATGACATTGGTGTATTGGCAGATTAATAAACAAGACTTTTCAGATTATAGGGGGTAATATATGATTACTAAAACTGACGACAAGAAACACAAATACCAAAGCTGGGAAACTCTCCTGACACTTAGCTATGGAGGTGCTATGGATTGTATTACATTTGATTTAGCTGCTTGGGGCTCTACTGAACAAGAGTCAATGGATAATTTCAAGGTAGCTTGGAAGATTCTAAAGGATAAAGTGGATAACTTGGTGGCTAAAGAATGACAATAAAACTATCCCTATTCATGCTTGATCCTGTAACTGCTCATGCAAAGTACATGAAAGAAGTAGCTGAACTGAACGAAAAGATTGAAAAGAAAGATAGTTCTCACAAGGAACTTAAGCTACAATACAAACTTCTGAAAGAACGAATGAAGAGGCGTACAGGTGAACTTACCGTTGTGTCTAACAAGCTCTCTGAAGAGAGAAAACTAAATCAGGTATGGGAGAATTGAGATGAAACGAACAATCATGTACCGCTACAGTTCTTGGACAGAAGGTTGTGGATGTTGCTCAAATAGTGAATCACTCTATGATGTCTATGAAGATGGTGTGTTGGTATCAGAAGCAAATTGGTGTGGGCTTGCACAGGATGAGGCAGACTTACGGGGTATTCTTAAGCATCTAGAACCTTTTGATATTGATCCTGATAGTTGGTGGTTTTGATGAAAGTATGCTGCGGTAACGGAAAGCCTTATGACACTCTAACAGACTTCGAACGTCTCGGTGGTTGCGGGAACGATCACTGTGTAGGCCCAATTAGTGTAGAAGATTATGATCTACTCTTGACAGGGCTTGGAACATTCGATATAAGAGATTGCACAAGCTCAGATGAGTTGTGTAAGTTGATTAAACCAACAGGAGAGCAAGATGAAATTTAGTAAAGAGGCTTGGTGGGAATATGTCAGGGGTACTGAACTGAAAGATATGGAAGATGGTGATATCCTAATTGCACTGTAACAAGCGTTCTATTCTGGATATATCTGTAAAGAGTCTGAAATTAAAATTATTGATTCTCAACTCGTTGCACTCAAGGAGATGTTTAAGTGAAGCCCCACGAGATTGACAAGATTAAAAGTTTAGATCCTACAGGCTGCAACGGCACTGTGCAAAGTGTTCTGATGAATCCTAATATCAACCAAGCACATTATGCAGAAGTGTTGTATTATTTGTTGAGTAAGGTGCTTGAAGAGAAGGGGTATCTTGAGCGTGCTAGTAATGCCATGACTAGGGTGTTGCAAGCTAATGGGTTGGTGGATGAATTGAATAAATGTCTTGAATTGGAGGAGAAACTATGAACTACATAGCAGAAAATGTTAAAGTATTCTTTGGAGATATTGAAGTTACAGGTTATGCACTTGCCGACCCAATCTATGCAAATCGTGAACGACTGTGGTACAAGGATATTGAAGGAAAACCTTTCACTGTACTTGCAACTTGTGAAGATTACACTGTAGTAGAGGTTCCTTTCAATGAATTAGGTTATGAAAAGCATATTAAGCCGATGAAGCCAACTGTTAAGAGTCCATTTAAGTGTGTGGTGGAGAAATGATTTCTCATCTAGACTATTTAATGAGTCTTCCACAAGTACATAGGGAAATTTATGGTTACGAAGAAGAAAACAAACCAAATGATTATTGTGTCTGGACAGATATTGGTTATAGTAAGAGTCTAATGGCTTGGGTTGAAACTGATGAGCACTTTAGAGATAGAATTAAAGAAATAAAGCTTGACTGTAAAATAGAAACATGAGACATTGGTGGTGTAGGGATTTGTAGGCAGGAAAAGCGGGATAATTATTAAATAACCAGTAGAAGGAAACAAGTGCATGGGAAGTCGCGAAAGGGCGTTTGTAGTACAAGTTGACGGTCAGGATATCGCCGTTCCCCGTAAACGTGTTCGTAAGGATAAGGTTGGTAAACCTGCTGTAAACCATAAGTATGATGATGAAAAAGAGTTTAATTCGTTGCACTTTAAGCCTATTGGAGAGGCACAAACGCTTGGGGCACAGTATCTGCAAGAAGGCCGTAAAATAGTTGCACTACAAGGCCCAGCCGGTGGTGGCAAGTCAATTCTAGCTGCATGGCACGCTGCAAACCTGTTGAAAGCTAAATCTATCCATAAATTGTTCTTGGTTCGACCTTATGAGTCTTGCGGGCGTACAATCGGGGCGGTTCCCGGCACGGAAGGAGAAAAACTCTCCGTTATCTTCACCAGCATCTTGGAGCATCTGACCAAGTTCCTTGGTAAAACGCAATTGTCTTACATGCTTGAGAAGAAAGTAATCGAATTCAAAAGCGTCGAATGGATGCGCGGTTATTCCTTTGAGGACGGCGTTTTTGTCTTGTGTGAAGAGGTGCAGGGATTCGATACTGACCTTATGCAAATGCTGACAACTCGTATTGGTGATGGCGCGCAACTTTGTATGACGGGTGATTGGCGTCAAAAAGACATCCGCAAGGAAACTGGGCTTAAGTACTTGAGTGAAGTTGTAGAGGCTGCAAATAACACACCACCAGAATTTCTTGATGACGAAGATATTCAGGAAATCAAGAATAACATTGGGTTTGTGAATTTTACATTTGAGGACAGTGGTCGTCGAAGTAAGTTGACTAAAGCACTTGTGAAATTGTTTTACTACGAGAAGGGGTAGTTATGGAAGTCGATTCAACAAGATGGGAGATTATAAAAGAATGGAAAGAGGGTAGACGCCACTACCTAGAAGTTAAGTGTAATATTTGTAATACACACTTTGATAGATCACGAAAAGAGCAAATCTTTGGAAAGGTTCTTAGGCAGTGTGAATGCGATAAAACTGTGCGTGGAAAGCCATTTGAAATAGGTGAGCGGATTGGTAAACTGATAGTTCTGGAAAGAGATAACAGTATTACGGATAATAAACATGTTTGGTGGAAGGTAAAGTGTGATTGTGGAGAAGTTAAATCCTTACAAGGTAGTCAGTTGAGGAACGGTACAACTTCAACATGCGGATGTTTGCTTTCTGACAAACGTGGAGGTAAAAGAGAAAAGCATGGCAGGACTAAAACAAAAGAGTATAAAATTTGGACTAGTATGTGTGGTAGAGTAACAAGACCAGACGAAAGTACCCGTAAATGGTATTTTGACAAGGGTATTGGTGTTTCTTCTGAGTGGAGAGCTGGTTTTACACACTTCTATGAGGATATGGGAGACTGTCCAGAGGGGTACTCTTTAGACAGAATTGACCCATCAGGTGATTACTGTAAAGAAAACTGCCGCTGGGCTTCTCTTGAACTTCAATCTATTAACAAAGGTATTGTTTTGCAATAACACAAGTGGTAAGACAGGTGTTTCCTTGAATCAACACGGAAAATATATGGCTTACATTTACAACAAGGGCGAGAGAATCCATCTAGGGAGTCATGCAACTTATGAATCAGCAGTCAAAGCACGCCTTGAAGCCGAAGAAAANNATTGGGGAGACATTAATGAGTGAAGATAATATCGTTCCATTCTTTCAACCAAACAAAACGTTACACAACAGAATTTCGTGGTGTTCGGTATGATTACTACTTGACTGGTGAAATTGGCAAGGCTGAGGATTATGTAGACTTGTGTAATATTCTGCGTAGTGCATCGGCACAAGATGAGGTGGTGATAAGAATCCGGAGTGGCGGCGGGTCTGTACACACAGGCAATATGATCATCAACGCTATTAGTGAATCTGAGGCTAATGTCGTTGGGTTCATTGAAAGTGACTGTGGTAGTATGGCTACGTTCATCTTCTTGGCCTGTCATACTTGGGGCGTTTCAGACACTGCTGAGTTTTTCTGTCACACTTGTAGCTATGGTTCTTGGGGTAAGGAACATGAAAATTTTGCACAGGCTGAGTTTATTCGTAAACAAGCACACAAACAGATGCGTGCTCGATATGAAAACTTCCTCACAACTCAAGAAATCGAAATGGTCATTTCTGGGACCGACATCTATCTAGATGCTGATGAAATTATGCAGCGACTTGAAGGGTATTCGGAAGCTCGAAATAATAAGCCTTGCGACTGTGGCTCAGAAGATTGTCCTCAAAACCAACGCCTCGCAGCTCTCCAAGAGGAAGAAGACTTCGACGACATGCCAACACTGGAAGACATGATTTCTTCCGCTGTAGCTTCCGGTATTGAGCAATATGAAAAGAAACGACTTGCCGCTGATAAAAAGGTCACGAAGGTAAAACCAGCAAAAGTAATCGAAAAATCTGAATAAAGAGCTTGCATTAAATACGTGGGAGGGGTAAAATTCTCCCACAAACTTAAACCAAAGGAGAATTAAAATGGGTGAATTTACAGCGTGGCTTTGTTGTATGATTTTTGTTGCACTTGTGTCAGTTAACAATACAACATTCCGTTTCGATGCAAACGATGCAGTTAAAATGCTAAATGAAGTATGTTCCAAGAATGGCGGCATTGAATATTCCAAAGTGGACATTGACAATTGGTTGTTTACTTGTAAAGATACTGCTAAATACACTGTTAAACGTTAAGGAGAAATTGTATGATCAGCGCACAAGAAATAGAAGAACTTATCGCAGAACAACAAGCTGACCTTGCTGCACAGGAACTGCTAGAGAATTCTGAGGAAGAAGAATGAACATCTTTGATAAATTATACGAAGTTCCAGATGAAGATGGACACCTAGAGCCAGTGTTTGATATTGATCCGTATATTTATTTAGAACTAGATCTACATTATGCCCAAGGAGAGATGTAATGGATTTTGATGAATTTATTAGTTACCTGAAACAAAGCCTACCAGATAATGTTGACTGGTATGTAGACCAGAGCAGGTTCAAAGGTAATGATCTTGTAGGGGCAACCATTAAGTTTAATTTTCCTGTACAACAGGACGAGGAAGAATAAAATGCCACTATACATGTTAGTTAAAGTAGACTTCGAACATCGTGAGAATATGGGATTGTTTGATACACAGGCTAAGGCGCTTGCTTTGCAGACATCACTTGAGCTAGAATTATTTGACTCAGGTAGTTTGGCTGGTATTAGTTTCTATGTAGAGGAGCACTTTGTTAAATGAATTATGAACAAGATCAGCTAGAGGGGTTGGAATCATCTTTGGAACATTGGATTCTGTCAGATGAAAAAGATATGGTAGATACTTTTGGTGAAGATCTGGTAGTGGCTGTAAAAGAGGCTTTGCACAATGAGTGACTTCAGTAGTTGGGAAGATTTAAAAGAGTGGTTATCTGATCCTGAAGATAACTGGAATACCGTAAGTTATCATGCTTGGACTTGGGGTAATTCTTACATGTCTTGTTATGATGAAGACTGTGGTTGTTCAGATGATTTCGAGACTGTAGAAGACGCTGTGGAAAGTATTAGGGATTATTGCGGTAACAAACTTGAGTTGGTAATTAAGAATGACTGACCACGACCGATGGCTTGACCAAGATTTAGATGATCACTACTTAGAACTTCTTGAGTCTGGCCTTGAAATACCCTGGCCCGATGAACCAGCAATAGAACCAAATAACGATTACGATGATTATGACGGCTGGGATGACATGCAATGATGAGGGTAATTAAAATAACTCCTCACATCCCTTATTATCTAGCCGAAGGAAACGTTGTACAAAGTAAGTGGAGAGAACCTTTCGTAGACAGAGTTGGTAATAAAGCAACGCTAACGAAACTAGAAGTGCTTACGAAGAAAGGGAAGATTGTAGATTACACAATTCAAGTTCAGTGGGAGTAGAGATTATGGCTGAGAAGAAGCAGAGAGAAATCAAAGTAAGTTATATCTCCTACGAGGAGTATACCCAGTATGACTACGTGGATGTTGCAACTTGGTTCATTGTAAATGCTCTTCAACAATATGTCTATTTTCACACGTCGGATCGTGCAGAGGCTCAGCGAGTTTGTAATGATCTATACGGAGTAGGATTTTATACAGTAAAGACCTCAAAAATTCAGAAGACTAAATCAAGTCGTGAGGATGGCGGATATTCAGCTTACGGGTCGAATAGTCGTAAAGGGTTTGCAAGTCAGTTGAAGAAAACAACATGAAGTACGATAAACTCTACATGGACTTAGCTTTACGAGTTGCACAGGAGAGTAAATGCCCACGTAAAGCTGTAGGTTGTGTCATTGTACCAGAATCAGGAATGTTGGCAGTTGGTTTCAATGGTCACGCATCAGGTGGTCCCAATATATGGGATTATTCAGAAGACGGAAATCCAGAAGTAGTACATGCAGAATTGAATAGTTTAGGGAAAATGCTAGAACAAGGGGTTAGTGCTAAAGGATCCACGGTCTATGTAAGCTTGAGTTGTTGCCTTGATTGTGCTAAGCTTCTTGTACGTGCCAAGGTAAGTCGAGTTGTTTATTTGGAGAGTTACAGAAAGACAGATGGGCTGGATTATTTGAGAAAATACAATATTTGTGTAGAACAATTTAAAGGAGAACAAAATGAAAACTAAAGTAAGTGCTTGGAAAGACGAAGACATTGTAGATACTCGCAAACTCCAAATCTTTAGCTTGTGTCAAGTAATGGCAGCTTTCCATTATGAACTTGTAGAGTACAAAGGCCACGCTTCACGATTTGAAAGTACCCACCGCTCAAATAAAGGTCGTAATGTAATTAGCTGGTCTAAGGCCATTTCGCTCTATAACGGTGATTCTGTAAAATGTGTATTTGGTCGTCCTCCTAATCGTTTGACATTGTGGAGTTTTACCGACTACCAAGTAACACAAGCCAAGGCTGCAAGGATAGTTAAACAGCTCAAATTGCAGTTCTGTCGTCAAACCAAACAGGTGATTGTACAAGATCATCGTGTTGAATTTATTACCCCTTCGTATAAAGCTCTATTCCTCGGGAATAAGTATCTATGAACAGATCGATTATCTATGTCTGGTCATCAGGATTTTGGATATTTGGAGTAGATTATCATCACGGTACACATTCAGCTTTAGGTAAGTATCAAGAAGTTATTCTTGGCGAAGGATGGCATAGACAGGAGATTACTTTGATGGTGAATGACTTCATTGAAGAGAATCTATTGCTGTGGGAAGATTGATAGAAATTTATAAGCTCTGAGGCTCTTGTCTCGGGGCTTTTCTTTTGTTAAAATTATCTTATAAATTAACTAGGAGGCTACATGATCTACATAACAGAAATGCTGCGTTGGGGTGATGATGAATCCCACCATTATATCATTGGAGCATACTCAACCAATGAAGAAGCCTCTTACGCAGGAGAATTTCGTGAAGATTTGAATAAGATCAAGCACTTAGCTTATAATTTTGACTCAGATGGTGTTATTGATGCTATACGAACTCTAGAAAACAAAATGTTTGAGGTGTAGGTAATGAGTAAGAAAGGAAATCCTGATTTTAAACCAATGACAGACCAGCAAAGGGAGGAAGCACACCTAAAACGTCTAGCTGACCAAGAATATGCTGTAAATCACCTGATAATTGAGTACAAAGATGCCGATTATTGGCGTTCATTAGCCTCAGAACAGGGGCTGAAGATGCCTAATTGGTGGATAAAGGGGGTAGAAGTTAAGTATATTCGGAGGGCTTGTAAGAAACTTGGAATTGATGTAGCTGAATATGTTGAGTCCACTGGCTTTAAAAACCTTAAAGAATTCACTGAAAACAATGAAAAATGGACAGCTTTTGCCCATGTAGGGTTGGTTTTAGAGTTTTATAAAGAGAATACAGCTCAGAAAGGTTGTTAGAATCAATTGAAAGTGGTAAAGTTAAGGTAGTTTTTTGATGTATTCAGCTCGATTAACATTAACAGAGCCCGGTAGTGGCTCTTAGGAGAAACAGATGCTTATCCTATTGTATTTTATCGTTGTAATTGTTGTTTCATACATCCATGCACACGGATGCTACGTCAAGGGAACTAAATATCCGTGGAAAGAGGATGCGATCCTATGCTTTCTTTGGCCCATCACATTGCCTATAGGTATTTGGATGATTATTGCATCGGAGAGTAGACCATGACACTAGCTGAACATGAAGATCGTCTTGTTAAAGACGAAGAATACCGTAGTAAATGGATTGATGAAGAAGTTCGCAGTTCTTCTGAGTGGTTTGTGCAGCAACTCAGCACTAAACAGAAGGATACACAAACAGTAACTTAGTGTGGAGAGTGAAATGACTGCGAATCGTCAGCTTGCAGAACAACGGGGTTTATCTGAACACCAAATTCAAGAGATTGATCGTCTGCACGAACATCTTGACAAAACAATGGACTACTTTATTGAACAAGGTTGGACACAAGGACGGGAAGATGAAATTCATGATATCGAATACCTCTTGCAACAAGCTTGGGGTTTTCCTAAAGACTGTGGATACCATCGTTATGCACACCAATATGCTTTTGTCTGCCAGTGGTATGGGCGTACATTCAAGTGTGTAGAAACTGGGAATAAGATTACACTAGGTAAAGATATTCAAGAACGTCAATACATTTCTTTTGGTAATTGTGCAATTGACTTGGGTGTGTTAAACGGTTATTCTCGTCGTATCGGAAACATGGAGGAGATTAAATGATAACAGATAAACAGAGGTTCGAAGAGTTTACTAGAAATGAAAAAGAATTTGAGAGTCAAGGCTGGGTAGTACATCACATTTGTGGGTGTGGGTACGTTCCTACGCACTCAGAGAACAGTGTGCTTATGAGGTTTGACTTTCCTTGGTGCCCTAAATGTGAAATGAGAGACTACCGAAAGAAGTATCGTCGTTGGATTTCTCAATCTATTTGGTATAAACCACAGACATGGTTTCGCGGTTACTATGAGTGGGAACAACAATGACCACACAATATTCACCCGAGAAACAATTGATCAAAGATTTCATCCGCTGGGCTAGTGATATGCATAAGTGTGCGATTGTGGCATTCCCAGATGAATTTGCTGCGAGTCAGTATGTGAATTACAAATTTGTCAATACATGTGAATTATTGGATGAATTTATGAAGGAGAGAAGTAGTGGGATTTAAAATAGATTTTATAGTTGAGGGTGGTGATCTTATTGATGACCATTGCAATCCCGCAATCTATACACAAGATATTAAGGTAGGTGGTAACTCATGCTCTGATACGGTGTTCCTACAACAAGACGGACAAGTAGTGGGGTTTACTACAAGACAGTTTGAAGAGTTTATTCGTGAGGTTATGAAGTCATCCTTGTTTTGTGATTTGAGGAATGAGCTGAGGGAGGAATAATGAACCAAACAATTGAAGAAAGAATGCAATCCATTGAAGACCAACTCAAAGAGCTTCAGAAAGAACTGGAAGAATCTCTTGCGCGCTACAACAAAAACCAGTATCCTTTTACAAATGGTGATATTAGTAAGTTCCGTAGTGGAGCTATTGGGGATATTCCTGAGACTAAATGTCTGTGGGATAGCATTCCTATAGAAGATCGTATGAAGCCTATGGGGCTAAGTTGTCCTTGTAGGAAGTGTTCGGCTTGGTGTTGAGGAGAGAAATAAATGATTGTACTAAACGACTTGTGTGGTTGTGAGGATGACACTGTAATTGAAGTTGAATACTTGAAACAGTATCTACAAAACAGTATCTATGAAGCACTCAGTAAAACAGAACCTATTACCTATGAGCAATCAATTAAAATTATGGAGGGGCAATATAGGAAAGTTCTCATGGGTGCTTACACAAACCCTGAATATGATCCACAAGTGAAATGTACACTTGAAGAAGATGGAAAGATGAATGTAACCTTCTTGTGTCCACAATGGATTGCTGATATGATTAATGAAGATGGACACCATTGATGAAGCTGTTACTTATAGGAGTAATTTTAATTCTTACAGCATGTGACAATAAGCCTAAGACTCTTACTTGCACATCATCAACACCAAAAGGTTGGGTCACATGGGAGGAAGATGGTGGTAAAACTATTTGTTGGAAAAGTAAAGGTTTCCAATGTGCACCTAAATGTAAGGAGAAATGAGAATGTTAAAAGATACAGGTTTGAAAGAAGTTTTTGTTGTTTCTAATAAAGTATATATTGTCTTTCATGAACCAACAGAAGAGGTCGGGTTAACTGTGGATGACCTGCAAGAATTACTTTTGCTGTTGGTTGGAGAATAAAGATGATTGAAGGACTAAAGCTAGCTCTAAAGCACTGCACCAAATATGAAGACAGGATGTACTTGTCTTTCTTGATTAAAGTGTATGAGAGGAACAACAAATGATTCTAGACTTGAAAGATAAAACAGAGTGTCGATTCAAAACACTTGAGGATATTCCGGGCTTTGTAAGTGTGCACGAAGAGGTTAGTGACTTCTTAACGCTCAAGCTGACTATCATCTGTGATGACCCTAAAGACTTTGCCGAATATCTGTATTATAATCTACCCTCTGGTTGTAGACTTGTTGGAAGTACAACAGTTACTATCTTGACAGATCTTGTTCAGTATGAGATTGGGGGTATTGATTATAAGTTTGATTGGGAGAAATCATGAACAAAACAGAACTTATAGGAGCAGCAATAGCTATAACACTTATGCCTTGTATTATTGGGGTTTGGATGGTTTATAATTTGAGAGGTAAGAAGTGAGCTTATTTGAAGATTGGTATATTACAGTTCGATCAGGCCCAGACATCAATGTCTATGATGATTTGAAACTAGACCAAGAAGGTGAGTATTATTACCAAGAAACCTTTTGGATGCATAAAGCATTTCTTGCTGGGCAAATAGTGTGTGAAGAGAAGAAACAATGACAGACACATACGAACGTTGTTCCTGTGGCGCTAGAGATAGGGCTAAGTGTAGCAAGGAGAGTTTATCAGGTGGCGGTAAGCTGTGTGTAAAAGACTTGAAAGAGGAGAAAGTAGGTATTAAAGTTAACATGGAAGATATTGGTATTCCAAAATACGATCTATTTGGCGAGCTGTTCAAGCTAGGTGTCACACAAGTAACTGAGAAATGGCATGACCTTCTGATTGTTGAGCTTATCCTTGAAGGAGATTTTAAAGATGAGGATATTGCTAAGTGTCTTTATAAGAATTCTCCAATGATGTATAGACATGTGGGTGACAGCACTCAGACAGTTGAAGGTGTGAATGGCATGTTGTTTAAATATGGGTTTACGAGGGGATAGTATGCCAAGATTTAAAGAGTCTTACAAAGTGGTGACAGAAGAGTTTACAACAAGGGAGGCGGCCCTGAAGGTCTTTCATCTACTGGATGCACTACCTAATGTCAGTGTTCATATTGAGCAAGTCAGTATGCCGGTGGTTAAGTGGGATTGTATCGATGATGGATATGGTGTTGTCGGCTACAGTTGGGATTGTTTTACATGTGACACTGAGCATTCTTTTGTAACACCTTTCCTAGGGGATACATATCGTTGCAGCAAGTGTCACACGGAACATTATAGTGATTGGGAGGAAGAATGACACCAGAACAACAAGCTCTGATTGATAAAGCCCTTAGTCGTAAAAATCTTGGTCGTGAAGAACAGCGTAGGCTTGGACTGGAGTTGAAAGATGCTCTTACGCTGAATAAATATCAGGCGAATATGATTAGGGAAATGAGGGGTGAGATTATTAAACTTAAGATTGAGAGGAAAGTATGAGTAATAAAGTTTGGTGTGTTATGACAGACGATGAAAATTATGAAACAAAGATTTCCATGGGATGTTATATGACTGAGAAAGAGGCAATCAAGAAGGCCGAATATTACAATTATGATGAACACCCACATTTCTGGGTGGAAGAATATAAATTTAAGGGTGAGGAATGTCAGGAATAAAAGAGCAGGCTATTGTTTTAAGAAAGCAAGGTCTAACGTATGCACAAATATCAAGCGCCTTAAATGGCGCTGTATCTGTTGATTGGTGTAAACGAAACCTAAAGGCTGTCGAGTACAAGAAAACAGAAGATCCAATACTTACTGAAATCATTATACTTGCACTCAGACCAGAAGGTTGCACCAACTACGAACTGACGGGGATTGTAATGAAACACAACCCTGAATTGATTGATAAGAAAGGAGCTTACATGAGTGCATATAAACGTAAGGCACGGGACAAGAATAGGAACTCATTATTTCGGCCTTCATGGATTAGTCCAACTAAAGCTTTTGAGAGTTCTCAGGCTATGTACAGTATTGCTGATTCTATCTTTGAACGTATACAAGAAGCTGTACGTGACTATGCTGATATGTTCCCAGAGGTAGTAGATAAGAAAGCAATCCTAGATGAGATAGTCAAAATATCAAATGCTCACTTAGTTAAAGAGGGGTTGAGTACAAGGCTTTCAAGACATGAGGTGGTGGTAGAGAAGCTAATTGACAGGCACCAGACATAGGTGCACTTTCTAGTCCTATTAACTCATTAGTGTGGTGCAGCTACTATTGCTGTGGGTGCACCTCATTTTTGATAATATTATATACGTGCGGTGGAGTGTGAAATGATTCAAGAAGAAATATTGACTGAAGTCTGGAAAGATATTGAAGGGTATTCCGGCTATCAAGTTAGTAACATGGGAAGAGTTAAGAGTCTTGTAAAGGCTTACAGACGTGAAGAGATTATTCTTAAAGGTAGTCCTAACACAACAGGTTATATTCTTGTACAGCTTTATCCTGAACCAAGACAGCGTAAGTCACTGCTTGTGCATAGGCTTGTTATGCTAACCTTTCAACCTAATCCAATGATGGATGAACTGGAGGTGAATCATAAGGATCTAGATACAACTAATAACAAGATGTCTAATCTTGAATGGGTTACTCAAAAGGAGAACAAAGAGCACTATCAGGCAAGTGATAAGTTTAAGACTGTAATCATTAAAGTGCCCAAAGGTGAGGAACAACATCTATCAAAGCTTACGGAGAAACAGGTGATCGAGATACGCAGACTGTATGCAGCTAACGAACACGGTACTAGGAAGAAACTAAGAGAGACTTATGGTGTAAGTGAAGGTTGTATTCGTAACATTCTTGACGGAGTTACTTGGAAACACCTTCTTCCAGAAGTGTAAATTCTAAACCCCCTCTATTTTGGGAGTCAGCTTTCACTAGTGACTCCTTTTTCTGTATCTGGAAAATATGGATATGAGCGGAAAGCCTTTACCTATAAGGGTCTGACTTCTGTAAATCACTGGCGGGCTATCAGTGCTACTTAACCGGTATTTGATTTCAGCTTTTGACTGGCTCTCACTTATAGAAATATCCTATCATTATCTCTTATTCAATAGACCTAACCTATACTCTATTGATCGTCTTACCTTAATAGACACAATCAACTAATAGCAAGCTCTGTGCCAAGTCACTGATCGATAGCTATAAACAATACTGAGGCGTGTCATAACGTAACATTTCGCATAATGTAGCAAATGTTAAATGTTACCGAATAGACTCATCCTATCATGTTATCACTGAGCTACCACACATGTAGCTACTCTGTCAAGAACCTCTACTGGCCTACATGTATAGGGCCATATAGTGTAGTTGGAGTGGCTTGTCAAGGGTTTATTGGTGGATAAGTAGTGTAAAAGTGAAGACAGAATGTCGTAACGATATCGTTACGGTGTGGGAAGTGGGCGACAAGAAGGCTTGTGCTTAGCCATCAGAGATGTCTTCGCATATTGATAGTGGTCACTAGAACGCAATGAACACATTTTGAGAGTACATGTGTACACTAGAATTGATAAGGCTTAGAGGATAATTTATAGTATCAACGAAAGAGATACAGGAGTGTTGTTATATTAATCTTGTTAATAGACTAAGCCCTCCAAAGGAGGGCTATAAGAAAGCCTGCTAATGTCTTTCTTAGTACATGCTGTGCTTTTTCATGAAAGAGGTGATTTCTTCAGCTTCTTCAGTAGCTAAGAACCACTTGGCAGCATCGAACGAGCAAGAGAAGTTTTCTACACGTTCACGACCTACATAACCAATCCAGTTACCGTGGATGTTAGATTTGAGGGATTTGAAACCAACTACATCAACCATGTTGCCTTTGTAGTCTTCTACTTGGATGGTCACTTTGGAGGAGGATTTCATTTTGATTAATCTCTGTGGTTGGCTTCAGTAGGTATAGAATACCACAAAAGAGACCTGAGTAAACAACTATTTGAAGTTATTTTACATATTGATATCTATAAAGCCTAAGCTAGTAATAGCTTTTATTAAATGCCATACAAAGGTCTATAAGCCCCTGTAGGGAGTGGTTAGTTATAGTCTTGATGTTGGTATGTCTTTCTTTCTAAAACAGCGTACCAAAAAGTGTGCCAGAATTAAGGTATTAAGTTGATTATTTAATGACTATTTCTTATGCTTTAGTCACAGTATCAGAGTTACAACTTCTCAAACCTAACAGCCGTATACTCCAAATAGTCATCTGTCATACATAGGAATGACTTGTACATAGAGGCACGGAATGAATAGTCCCACAAGATTAGCTGTATGCCATTGATTGATTTGATGAATGGAGTGATTACGTGGTTGGTGGTGGACATTTGAATCTCCTTATTCAGCAATGTAGCAATCGGACTCTTCGTAGCCTTTGGCACTCATATACTTACGTTCAAGCTTAGCACATTGCTCGAAGGCTTCACTCTCTTCCTGTTGTGTGCTAACAGTCCAAGATGCTGGTTCGTAAGCATCACATTGGCTAGGAGAGGTGCAGAGTAAGGTGTAAAGAATGATTGTGTACATGATGGTGTTTCCTGTGTTTGTCTTGATGTACGGATTATAAAACCTAATCAACTACCTGTAAAGCTTTTCTTTGCTTCTTTTAAGCTGTTAAATGTGCCTGTATTCTCTCCTTTATCTCTAGCCTGCCCATCTGCATAGGTAGAGAAGTAAACCTCTTTCTTACCACATAATGTCCACCACTTAGCTATTATCCAGCCACGTTCTGAGTGTGTCCATGCATACAGGTTTGTCTTAGTCCAGCCTGCATTATTAGCAGTCACGACGGTGGCAACCAAGTTTCAACAGTTGGCTAATAATCTCGTCTTCTGCATCCATCAATTCACAGATAAGCGCATCAGAGCATTCTAGCTTTTCAGCTTCACGAGTGTTGCCTCGTGCCTCGGCAAGCTTGTGTTGAAGGGAGAGGATGTTGGAGTCATTAGTGAATTTGTTCATGATCATCTACCTTGCCTGGTTTGAGAGAAGCTATGTCAGAATGACAACCTCTCTTCTTGTGTTCTATTGTACAGCTTCTGGTGTGGTGTGCAAGGGTTTCTTTCATAAAGTTTAATTTATTTTTTAAACAAAAGAAAGCCCCATAATTGGGGCTGTCCGCTAGTTAACCTTTAGAAACTTCTTCGTGAAACCTCTCAGGTACTTTTGCAACCTCAACACCATAAGCATCTTCAAAGTGACTTGGAAGCTCTCCATCTTCAAGATAAGCCCAAGACCTACCGTGATCATCATCTCGCACTAAGACGATACGAGATGTCATACCCTCTTCACAAGGGATTTCATTAATAGCTTTAGCTTTAGCAAAGCTGTCTGTATGGTTGTGATTCTGGATGTCCTCATGCTCATCCACTTCCTCTACATCCCACTCGTAGTATACAGTCATTTTGTGTTGCTCCGCTTAGGAGAGGTCTTTCTCTCCTTTCTGACTTGAGTATAGCAGCTTGATAGGCTAGGTCAACAAGTATTTTCAACATTATTCATTGAAAGATTCTATCAGTCACCCATAAATCCATAGGAAATTGTAACATCTTCAGGCTTGTATTTAGCCATTACATCATATTCACTCAAACTCCCTTCCACCAAGTCATAAGCCTGCACTTTCGTATTAAACACATATAGCTTACCCTTCTTCCTGTCGTATTTGTATAGAAGAGTGGTGTCAGATGCTGGATAGCTGTCTGATTTTAGCCATACAGTGTTGTCTTCGATGTATGTGCAAATGAGGCGTAGAGAATTAAGTGTGTAGACAGCATCTGTTTTGAATTGGATAGTCATTATTAGTTCCTTTTGGTACACTCAAAAGTCTGAGTTAAATAACTCTCAATAGCCTCCTTAAGACAACCTTTCAAGTTATTAAACAATGGAGCATCTACTTGCTGATACTCTTGGATCTTGTCTAGAAGCTTCCATGCTGCTTCATTCAATGCATCTGAGCCCATATCAATTTGAATAGTCATTTAAAGAAGTCCTCCAATAACTCTGATTGCTTCTTGTTGATTGTGTCTATGATGCCAGTCTTGAAGCTTTCAGATAGAATCTCATTCTTGATAAGAGAATCAACGAGAAACTCAATAGCACCGACTGCAATCTCCCAACTATCCTCATCTAGATTAGCGTTGTAAATGAGTAGATCATTAGCAACTTGTTCTGTCTTATCCATCACTCTTCCCTCCAATTCCGCTTACTCTCCCTAATCCCTTTCCAACCTCGCTTAACACAGCTATGTTTATTGTGTCGTTCGCTGTGTTCGTATGGAGATGTGTCTAGACTGTGTTTGCTGGGACGTTTACGTTCGTATTTTTGGAATGTACTGCTATCTGCGATAGCCTTTGTTGTGTAGGTGTTCATTTGGTTTGTCCTGACAAAATTGAGAGGTCTGCTACTGAAAGCTTCTTATAAGTTTCTGAATCAACGCTTACCAACACACCCGTTATTTGTGTCTTTTCAGAAACTTTAACACTCAGTTTACACATGAAAGCAATAATTTCATAGCCGTTGTCATTGCATATTTTAATAGCTTCTTGTCTATTCATTTCCTTCTCCTTAGCTCAATGTATTGGCACTGTGTGCCTGTACAGCATTAACAATTACGTTCCAAAGCCCAAGCTCTTTAAAAACCTTGAAAGATGTGTGACCTTGTGCTGCTAAGTCTTCTACTGTGATCATAGCAGCAGTTAGGGTGATGTGTTTTGTGTTCATTGTTGTTTTTCCTGATTAATTAATTAAAGGACACTTGTCACAGTATCCACCTAAACCACATTGACCACCATCACATCTAGCTTTGTTTGAGTCAATACCATTATCAGTCAACCATTGTCTACCTGTACCTTTAGGAATGTAGATAGTGAACCAGCAATCATCGGAAACTTCAGGAAAGTGGGGTGTAAAAGTTGGTATGGTGAAGTGTATTTGATCCATACCAACCTGTTGCGTGTCCACTATGTACTGGAACTCTATTTCGACTTTCATAACCCAATCCATTCAGCAGCTTCAGTTTTAGACTTGAACAACAAGGCCACTGGACGGCCATCCATGAACACTTGCATGTCACCATCAAGACGGGACTTCTGAACCTTATAACCGAGTTGTTCAAAAGAGTCTACGGTCAGTGCATCTTTAGACCAAGATTTCTTGTTCATGCAAACTGCGTAGTATTTAGTCATTTCACACCGCCTTCAATTCATTCCAGTAAGATCTTGCTTTGTGTGACCAGTGTACTGCTGTCTTGATCAGTGTGCAAGCTATTTTTAAAGGTTTCTTTAATGAATTACTTGGCGATAATTCGTCAATCCAAGACACTTTAGTGTCATCCCCTATGTCGGACTCATCTTGAGCCCTAACGTCGTTTGTGTAGGCAGAATCTCGGCCATAATGAGGGGTTTCGTTGGATGTATAGAGGGATTCTTCAGGGTAGTCATCGTTGTCTCTAACAGGCTTGACACTTACAGCCTTACGATACAAAAATTCTGCGCGATCTCTCTTAACCGACAACACGTCTCTGTAGACTGTATAATCTTGGATTGACATCTTACCTGCACGATATTCAGATTCTAACTCTCTGAGCTGTTCGTTAAGTGTATTCAATCTACGTTTCTGTGGCAAGATACGGTCGGTAAGAGAAATTCCTGTAGGCTTCTTGCCCATACGTGCAGCAATAGCCTCATCTGAGAATGCTGCTGTGTTCGCTTTCCCGTAGATGTCATACAAGGGTACTACTTCTGTAGAACGAACAGCCCTTGACCCACACATATTTCCGTCGTAGTCAGGCTCATTCTCATGACTGCCTACCCAAGAATTTATCATGAAGTACCTTGACATCAGAATTCCCCTCAAATCTTTTACATTTCGTTATGAGGAATTTTAGACAAAACTAAAGCCGCTGTCAAGCGGCTTATGCTGATTCTTACAAAGATTTCCCTTTAACTGGATCTTCTGGCTTATCTTTCAGGGCACTATCAATCTTTTGCTCCAACAACTCAACAGCCTTGCCACCTAGACGCTTACCTGTCTCACTGGTTAGCACGTTGTAAGTGATGCCACTGCCTACAATGATAGCTGCATCTTTTTGTGTAGGCATCAAGAAACCAATTGTACCCATTATGAAGCCAAGAGGAATCATAATCTTTGCGGCGCGCTTAAGGAGCTTTACAAAGGCATGATCTGTCCAATGATCTTTGAATGTTGTTGTGTTGTTCCAACCTTCTGTCATGATACCTGATGCAGCACAAGCAAGTAACACCAACCCAAGACCGAGCCAGAAGAAAACCCAACCAAACATGAACATTGTACCAACACGTTCAATCATTACAAACAGATAAATCAAAAACCATTCCATTACTTCTTCTCCCTAACAAGTTGTTTTAGTAGTTCAATTTGTTCATCACGTTTTCTGTCTTCCGTCTTCTTACGGCTGTTGCCTGCTGAGATAATACACAGCACATAGATTGGAATCCAAAGGAATCCTGTAAACAGGCAAAGGATTAGATGAATGAGGTGACTGAACCCACTCATGAGATGTCCACTCCGCCACTACCCATAAACATTGGCAAGTTACGCTTTGGATTCCAACCACAATGTTGATGTCCAATCTCACCGGCTTTCTGACAGTTGCAACGTTCAAGGTCATCATCTACTGGTGCATAGCCAACGATACATTCAAACTCTTCAGCAGTCATTTCTAATTCAAGTTTCATTTCCCAACCCTCACTGTCAACGATTCAATCAACTTCCTAGCCCTAATCACATCCTCATCAGGAGGCTGACAAGCAACCTCCATATTCACATAAGTGACCAAAGGAAACAAGCTAATGATGCGCTCTAAAGATTTGACAAGACGTTTTGTAGATGTCTTTGTTGTGCGGTATTGGATTGTCATTTTGACTCCTTATACAACCAAGCACTTGGAAGACAATCATTAGCCCACTCAAACATCTCACCGAGGTCCAGCCCATAAGCAATACGCTTGTTAGTCCAACCACAGCAATCTTTGAATGACTGGATTGTTGGGTTGATTGTATCACGATAAGACTGTTTGAAGCGCTTGAACTTCTTCATACCACCACCTGCACAACCATGTACTGATAGCAGCCATACTTCAAGTCAAGACGTTCACGACTACGGCGGGCAGTTGTCATTGTAGAGTGCAGTTTGCCCATCTGTTGTTTGGTGGTTTTGTCGATTACTTTCCACATGTTCTTCTCCTTTGGAGGCTGTTTGCTTCCTTCTGTTAATAGAATAGCACACTGACCAACCCTGTCAACAACCTTTTCAATTTATTTTCACACAAAGAAAAAGCCTTCGGGTTAGGAAGGCTTGGGTGTTGCACCTTCATAGTCATTCGCTAGGCTTTAACAACGCCTTACAGCTATCACCTATGACTATCAGCTTACTCCTGCATTCGATTGGGCTGTGACTCACTACATCAGTCAGCTCAACAATGCCTTCAACGACCTCGACAAACTTTTCTAGTTGTTGTTTTAACTGAGCTATTTCAACCTCTTGCAAGGAAAACAGCTCGTTCATTAGCTCAATACGTTCCTGTGTATCATCTGAATTTGTGACTGTAATAGCATTACTGATACCACTTTCTCCAGACGAAAACTTAACCACCTCGTAGTCAGGATTGTCTTGAGCCCATTCGGGAACTTCTCTCATGAAGTACTCTCTACCATCTCGAACGATCAGATAACGAGTAGTCATTTTACCACCTCTCATGCGTTGGTTGACTTCCTAAACCTAATCTTAGCTGGGTTTACTGAATTGTCAAGCCCCTGTCAGTCCACCATTCAACTTTTGTTTCTCTGTCATTTTCGTAGTCGTTCCTTATACGATCAATGTGCCACATAAGCGCTTCATACATTTTAATATGCTCAGGATGGTCGCTTGCTTCCTCCAATATCCTGTCGACCTTCGCTAGCTGCCAAGCTTTATGTGCTTCTTCTGGCGTATCATAAATACCTACATATCCACTACCATCTCTTCGTCGGCAAGTTGCTGTGTACCTAGTCTTTTTAACTTGGTAGTGAGGCTGAACCCCAACAGGAAATTTTCCACGGCAAACATCAGAGGCCATCATCACGGTGTTGACAGATAAAGGGATAAACATACATGTGTCTGGGCTATAGATTTTATTCCCATGGTGCAGGAGATCTTTATCTAAATTCCAGTATATACCACTTGCGCTTTTATTCATGTATCCGTACTGTCCCTGACACCATTCAGTGAAGACATCATAGTTATCAAAATGGTTTTCAATTTGTACGTAACTGGTCGAGTTCTTTCGTTGTGCACTACCTTCTCTGCATCTGCTTTTTAAATTATTCCACAGAACCGCTGCACGAGTGTGCATTGATAACCTGCAATCATCATCTGTCACTTCAGAATAGAATTTACCCCATGAGCCATCAGGCTTCCTGAAATCAGGAACATTCAACACATTAATTGTTTTCATTTTATTTTTCCTTAATAGAAATAACCCCCAATTAAGGGGGTTTTATTGTAGAGTCAAAATCTGACTCTAGTTTTCACGCCTGATCGTCTTAAACGCATCACTAAGATAGCGCTTAGTTCTCCTTTTGCCGTCTTTGAGACGGAATACGCTATAACCTTTGTTACTGTCGAGCTTAGTAATCGTGCCGAGGAACATACCTGAGTCATTAAAGACTCTACGAACCTTACTGCCGGTTACTGGACTAAAGCTGCTTTTGATTTGTGTGGTTGTCATTTCATTCACCTTAAGAGATTGAGGTAATCAACATAGAGAACCATTCCTCTATGCCTTGACTCCTTGATCCTGTCAGATGACCAACTACCTGTCATCTCTTGTGTTTCTCCTTCCTGTGAAGAGACTATAGCGAAAGGCTTACACGCCGTCAAGCATTTTTAGTAAATTCTTGAAAATAATTTATAGGTTGTAAATTAATCCTTTCAAAACAAGGGCTCCCTCAATGTGCCCAAGCTGAATAGCATAAGCTTCATCAGGTTTATCTTTGTATTCCACACCTTCATCCAACCACAACCATTGCTGAAAGTGCTGGAGAAGGGTTTCAAGGGAAAGGTTCAACAGGTTTCGACTGTCCACTAATGCTTGGTTGTATACAAGAGGATTATCCAGAGATTCCAGTGCTTCTTTGATATCGTTGGTTTCAGTGGTGCTATTGATAACTTCTAAGGTCATTTTAAAGCTCCTACGTACTTTGTGTTAGGTTGGCGTTACAGGTTTCAGTCTACACGGATCCAATCTACAAGCAATAGCCTTCATGAAATAAAATTCTAAAAGAAAGAAGAATCTCTCCATTGACGAAATCTATTGATTCCCTTCATCACTAAGCTTTTCTCTTTGTACAGCTTAATCACCTTATGAATGACCACCCTTTGGGTGAAGCTCTGTCCTATAGCCACTTCATACACACTCCCCGCTGCATGCAAAAGATAGAGCTGTGCAAGGTTTGGAGAATCACCTCCAAGGATTGACTTTAGGAATTGTTCTAGTTGTTGTTCTAACTGTGACAGTTTGTATTGATTGTTCATGTTAAAACATTCCTGTGATTTGGTGCCATTGTTGTTCAACGAATGTGATACCTCTGATATACTCCTTATCGTCCCATGTTGTAGCAGTCCACATATTAATGTGTTCCTCTAGAGCTGTGACACCTAGATTTGTTGCATAAAGACAGTCATCAATAGCACACAGAAAGTCTTCTGATTCCTTGTGGTCATTTAGAATCGCTTCTAACTCTGTTCCTAGAAGAGTTAATGGAGGTATTTGATAGCATAACCCTTTCATCAGTTCCACTCCAAAACACTATTCTTCAAAGATGCCATCAATTCTTTATAACCCATCTGTCCGGGCTCTTGACGCTTACGTAAAGAATGCTCTGCCCAAATAACCTCTGATGTACCTAATTTATCTGCAAGGGCTTCCGTGAGTACATAACCAATAGGTCCATCACAGACTATCATAACAGTTTTATCTAGTCGGTCAGGGAATTCATCATTATAAAACAACACTTTGAATACCTCATACTCTCCGCTGTATTCTGGAAAGTTGGCGCTTTGGAGGATGACAATTTCACCTTCGCTATACTTTGGTTTCATCTTTCTTCTCCTTTGTCATTACATTCTGTGCCGAGTTGCAAATTAAATAGCCGCTCACAATAACCATAGTGATTGATTGGAACACATCAGCAGGAAGTTTACCAGTCCACAGGCAGATAAACAATAGCAGTTGTAAGACACAAATTAATGTAAATTTACGAGATAAGAATTTATCAGTCATCTTGATTGTCCAATTGTTTAGTCAGGCGCTCAATTTCTTCCCTTAACTCTTTATTCTCAATTCCAAGATAAATAATAACATCCGCTGCTGACATACCAGCAAAATCTAAATGGTTACTGGCTTCAATAGCCTGATTATACCACAGTTCATAGGATTCATTTGACTCATCTTTTTCAAGAACCTTATGTAAACGGTTCAGTATGTCCCCTGTTATAAAGTCGTCAAGCTGTGACACGACTTCCTCTAACAACTCTCGTGATATGGTTACAGTTTTACTGTTCATTCCTCATCACTCCACTCAACAACCACTTTAAACCCACCCCTACGAAACCCATGCTCATCTTGAGGAAGATTTAGATCCTCATCATAAATAGCATCCATAAGATGTTGCTCAAGGTCAATCAGAGATTCGTCGCTGTATGTGTGTTCGAAGATAATCATGCTTCAACCTCCTCTTTACCAAATACATTTGTCAGCACATAACTCCGACAAGCCTTGTCAAATGCAAACCTAGCCTGTTTTACCTCTTCACGAGTGATGATCAGTTCAAGAGGACTGCAATCTAGGCAGGAATCGGCTTGTTTATAGGCTAATTCGCTAGCTTCTAGCCGTTCTAACAACTCAGACAAGTGATTCATCGTCCACCCCACTGAGAAGGTTTAGACACATGAATTCCCGCACAACTGCTATACAAATCATTAGCCATATTAACAGCTTCACCTCGGCTGTTGGCTTGGATAGAGGATTGGAAGATNTTGTTGATTAGAATTGTATAAGTGATCATTTCAATTCACCTTAATCATAATAGCATTACGCCAAACACAAGGATAGGTTGCATATTCTCGTTCATCAATCACACCATGAATCCTGATTCCGGACTCTGTATAACCATCAGAAACTATTACAAAGCCTTCACCTTCTGGAGTAAAAGGATCTTCCCAATCTTGAAGGACAACTTTACCCATCCAACCGAAATCAATGTTCATTTCTTCTCATCCTTTGCTATCGCCAAATCAATCAACCGAACAAGCTCTGTCTGTGCTGTACTAATCTCCGCCTGTTGGTCGAAAAATTGCACCCACTCATCGGACAAGTCTTCGAATCGAACACCACTGTGAATGATGAATTGAGTCCATCGGTGGGAGTTGGCTACGATTTCGTCAGTCAACTTCTTAGATACTGTTGCTGACTTCCGTGGAATTTTCATACAGTCACCCAATCATCGTCTGCATAGGAAGTGGCTACACTTTCATAGCCGTCATACTCATCAATTCGATACATACGAGAATCTGTTTCAAAGACAGTCAGCTTTGCACAGTCACCAGAAGCTTTATCTCCGAGTTCTTCAACCACTTGTACAAGAACAGGATCATGCCGGACAAACTGACGATTACAGATTTGATTCTCAGAAGAAACTTTATTAGATAAAATCCTTTCGTCTTGTGAAGCTGTGTAGAAATCTCCTTCTTGCAACAACCCCTCAATTTCTTCTTTAGGTTTAGTCCAGTATGTGGTAAGACCATACTTAGCTTTCTCAGGATATACTTTGATCCCTTTCAGCTCAGCATATCGCATGATACCAGCTTCACTAACAGAAAAACCACCGTAGCATGGACTGTATACAATCTTCATAGCATTCTCTCCTAAATAATTTGTTTTACACATGTCTGTTCTGTGCATGGCTGTAAGATTAGCTGATTAGGTTGGAGGCGTCAAGGGTTTATCACTGCAACCCTACGAAATTCCCTACGAAAAATGATTGCGTTAGGATCTACTTTCATCCATGCAAAGCAAGGTGTGATCTTGAACACCTTTCCTGTGTACAAATAAGATCCATTGTCAGCACCGAATACTACGTTATCACCCTCCCTGATTTGTGTATTGTTTACATCTAGTGGTAAAGGAGGTAACATCTAATTTCTCCCTGTGTGTTTATCATTGCTTGAGAACATGATAAACAAAATCATTGTCGGATACAGTAGAAAGCAGAACAATAGAAACACCTTACTTCTCTCCATTATCAATAAAATACTTGCACTTACTTGTATCTGGAACGCTTACTATTTGCACAAGCCAAGGCTGATATTTAGCGAGTGGTGGTACAGTGAATCGTAAGCAGCTATCACGTTTTAGGCAGTCTGTGCCGACACATTTACTGTACACGCTCACTCTTCCTCCCATTGCCTATCTTCATAATCGCTAAATTCACACAACAGATTCCAGTAAGCATCAAAGCTTACATATTGTCCAAACTCTGTTGTAATTTTCTGTACAGATGCTTGACCAAAGTCGTGGTATTCTACTTTGAAGTCGTAACGCCTTGGATTCATGTGTTCATTGCTGCTCATTTCAGTTCCTCAATTACAAAATCATTCTGGCTATCAAACAGTCCTTTACCATCAGCGAAATAATCTCGATATGTTGTGTGCATGTGTAATGCGAAAGCATTCTTAGCAGCACCAACCGTAGCCCAACCACACTTTGACCCAAATTTGATAAGCTTGCCTGTAGAAACTTGTCGAATCACATAAACAGATGTTACTTCAAATGCACGACTCATTTCCACACCTCACAAAATTCAACTTCATCGACCCAATACTCAATATCGGAGATCTTATAATTCGCTTGCAGATATTCACGTGCTTGATTAGCTGTGTCCATTGTAGAATAGATACCAAGATTACTTCGTGCATAGCGTGTCCCTGTCCACTCATCACAGACAATTATGAATAAGCTCTTTGGAGCTTCCATCTGATTTCTCCTTAGTAAAAACTATCACGATAGCTATCAACTTCCTGCTGCACATATTCTTGATATTCAGCATCAAGATCACGCATTTGCTGATAATATTCTTTGTCAGAAATCAAACCGTCAGTGTGATCCTGTTGGATTTGTTCTGATGCTTTATCATGCCAATTACTCATTCTATACCCTCCAATTCATCCATCTTATCATTCATCTTATCATTCAACGACAGCAACCGACTCTCAATATACTCTTTCTGAGCCAACAAGTCATTATATTCTTTCACATATTTCTTCAACACTGCCATCTTACTAACACTACTCCCTTTAGGCTTAGCCCACTTCTTTGTGCACTGATACCCTACAAACACAACACCTTCATAATCATCTTTAGCGTACTCATGCACAAATTCATAATCATTCAGGTTGCAGATGAATTCTAGGTCAAACCTTTCAACATCAATATATTTAGAATACTCACGAGCCAAACCTTCGTGTGTGAAGATGTTTGTATCTTCTTTGCCATCTTTGAAAGGCCAATAGTTGTATGTGTCAATTAGAACTATGTCGCCATGATTGTCTGTGCGAGCTATGCATGTTCTGTCTCTGCACCAGTATGGATCGTGTGCAGGAATGAGGCTAGGTTTCCAACTGTAGTGGAAATAATCACCATCTTTAATCGTCATTGTGTAACTCCCCAACACCGAATGTTATAGAATGCATAAGAATCTTCATTCATTTCTTTAGCAATCTCTGCTAACTCTTTTGTCTTAAACACACCAATGACCACTGTGTCATGTGCATCTATACCTGTCAGAATCCAAACGTTCATCTCTCTACTCCCACAATCTTAAAGTCAATATTATCAGCCATAGCCTTAAACCTGTCAAGCACCGACATAAATTGATAACCTCCAGTTTTACTCCACACAAGGACAATAGCATTTCCTAGATGTTTGCGGAGTGTGTAGGGTTCGAAGTTTTCAATTGAGTACATATCAATCACACCATCCCGGTTGTTCATGTTTCTTACGAGCTTCTGGAATACAATCTGCACAAGCTCTGCCTGCAAAACTGTAACGATATGTCTTGTCTGCTTCTTTCTTGCACACACCGCAAGTAGTCTCAGCCTTCAAGAATGTTTCAGGATTGTAAACTGTTGGCAGCTCAATACACAATCCATCTGGTGCCCAAGCATGTAGACTAACTTCGTATTTCCACTTACCGACATCTTTACGCGTGATTGCGGATATTACAAAACCGTCTCGTGTCAGGCGGCAAGCTCGCATAGCTGGTTCACTTGGATAAGTCTGTGATAGTTCCCAGCCATCAGCTCCAGCAGCTTGGATGAAAGCATTAGCTGCTTCAAAGTATTTTACATCATTTGTGTGGCCGAATTGATTGATCATTTTGTTTCTCCTTTAGCCCATTCGATAGCTGCCACCAGCACATCACCATGGCATGACTTCGGAGCATAATAGCAAGCCAATCGCTTACCGTCAAGCTCAAGAAGCATTTCTTTGGTAATCACGCCCTTGCGAATCTGATTCCATAGATATTGTTTGTAACGTTCTATAGACTCTTCTCGTGTAGCAACTTGCATTTCTGCTTTGGTTGGTGTGCTTAAGCTAGTGTAGGGGTTTCCCCATTTTGAGCCTCTACCGATATAGACAATATCAGCATCGGACATACTTACTTTGTATTTGTTGACTACTGTTGTCATTCTACCAACTCCACTTCATCCCTATGAAAAGGCCACTGAGCTGTATCATCTGGATCAGCCCCATCAAACCTGACTTCTTGGATATAAATTCCATATGGACGATCATCAACATAACTGATTGTATATTCTGAGCCTACTTCGAACATTATGTAGGGGCTAGAGATGATGCGTACTTTGTTGCCTGTAATGTACATGGTGTTTCTCCTATCAATTGGTTTGTGTGAACGAATTTTAGACAAAAGAAAAGGGCCTGTCAAGGCCCTGTGTGGATATTTCTTTCTGTAAGGGAATCAAGCAGTTGCACAATACCACCAAAATCTGATAGCGAAGCTGTCTCTGTGTAGCCGTCCGGCATTTCCTCTTTAGGTATTACACCACAAGAGAATGTATCTTTTACAGTCTGCTCAGCCTTACGACAATCAAAGGTTGTATTGAATTCCCATACTGCGTAGTTTTCAAGCCTAAGTTTGTTCTTTTTATTCAACCCTTTGAATCTTACACTCCAATTATTTGCAATGCCAAACTTAACACCAACAGGTGTATCCTCAGAGTAGAGGATATGTAGGTAAACTTGCTTTTGTCTGAAGGTGTTACACTCACAACCTCTATAACCTTGAATCAAATTCTTGTAGTTTGATGTGTAAGTGATAGCACACTCTGGACACTGTACATCCCAATACTCTCTGTGTCCGTTCTTTGCTTTCTTATCTGATCTAGTAAAGATTGTGTCTTCTGCAAAACCTTTAAAACTTTTAATTGCTTCGTCATCAGGTTTTCTTGTTTTATGCACCATCTTTTGTGAGTGACATTCGGAACACAGTATGTCATATCGTCTAGAATCGTTTATACAGCTACCGTCCCAAGTTATGTTGTGAGTCGTGCAGTGCATTTTAGTTCTAGTTTGTGAACCTATATAATCAGAAGACCAACCTAAGAACTCACAATTAAATAAAGAAGCTCTTCGATTCAATAGGATTTTATATTGCCATTCCTCCCACTGGGGAGCTACAGAACAGCCGCAAGGTCTTACTTTATCTCTTAGTGTTTTCGTGCCTACATCAAATAATCCCAGTTTAAATAGTTCTGGATCTTGTTTGCATACTTCACACTCTACTACCAGTCTAAGCTTATTATTTTCATTCCTGTAAGAGCCAATGATGTTGTAGTAATCAGATTTATATTTATCTACATCTGTATTTAGATCTTTAGTACTTTCGTATATCTTCATTCTATCTCTTTCTTATCTATTATATTAATATCTTATATACCTATTCTGTTAGATTAGAGTTTAGGAAAGATAGATTAATCCCAAGAAATGCCATACAGAAGTATCCTCCTGCCTAGACATAACTTTGATCTATCTTACCCTATAACAGCTCATTCTGTTGAGTTGTCGCTTAGGCTGACATTAGGTCAGAGCTATCAAGAATCTGATAACAAGATTGTTCATCATTCCACCCAAAGGCGTAATCGATCCGCTATAATGAACTTCGATTCAGCTTGGCCGAGGATCTTCCCTCTTCATAACCTTTAATACAGAGCCGGTGAGTGCGCCTAAATAGGCCGTTGACATTTCTCTCTCTGTACGATGACCTTCTAATTTGCTCTCGCTTAGAAGAAGTCCATGTGTAAATATTACGCTATTAATCTCTCAATTGCAAGCTTTCTGACATGATATGTTTTTATAGCAAACAGAGAAAGCGATAACTACAAGGAATACCTAATCACCCTCCAACACCCTCAACATCTCTTCAAGATCCTCTCTACTCAGCCACAGAGGACGTTCCTCTTGTTGGTGATAGATGATAATTGCATTACCTACCTTGTCCCAATCTGTACCGTTGTCTGTGTTCATGTTCAAGCCTTCCTAACCAAATAATCCAACAATTTATAGATATCAGTGATAGCTTCTCCCATATCCATATTTCGTGAATTCACATTGTAACGAAGATCATCAAGTCTGCCCAACATCTCGGCTTTATATTCCTCGGCATACCTCTGCTCAAGAATCTTCTTGCAAGCCATCATTCCTTCACCAGTTTCTTGCTGCAAAGCTCGTACTTCTTCAATAGTTGGGCCTTTCATTTCACATCTCCAATAACATCATAAGTAGTCTCTGCACCATAAGGACGAACAGTCCACTTAGCAATCAGCTTCTTCTCATACTGATATTCATGTCCGTTGTCAACATAAATCCATTCATCATCCTCGGTGACATCAATCACAGGATCTACCCAATCTCGTGAGCCATCTTTAAGCTCTACAACGAATTCATTGTGCATTAGCTCTGCCCCTCCCCAAGCTTAAGTTTCTCTCCAGAAGATGCGTCAATGATTTTAAATTTCCTTTTTCATTTCTTCAAAGCCTCAAGAACTCTTTTTAAATTCATCAGAACCCAATTCCTCTACATAGCCATCTACAGCGACAACATAGTGGTTTGTAGAAGGGCAATACTGCAAGCAAGCTTCCTCCAGCCCCCTCATGAGACGAAAACCCGGCAGCCTTAGCCAATGCCTGCACGTCAGCTTCCGTATTAGGGATATACTCCCAACCTTCCCATGCTGGTGTCTGGTTAGGGTAGTAGTTGTAGGTCATCACGGATTCAATTAGATTTTGCATGGCGTTTCTCCTCAATTAATGTAGGCCAATCATAACAGATCAAGGGGTGAAGTCAAGAGGGGATAGCGAATAAATTCGCATAGATGAGGAATAAATTTACTGGGATGGAGTGTAGGAGAATTTTGTTGGGAAGGTGCTTGACATAGCAAATTGAACGTGTAGAATGTGACGTATTGAAAGCAAACCTAATGAGGAAACGGACATGCAAAACAAATGTGTTGTAAAGGTGCAAACAGAGGCGTATAAACGTGGTGACACGTATTTCTATGGGAAATCCATACGTGTCCTTCAGAAACTTACAACGTACGATCTACTGAAGGATGAATGTGATAATATTGGAATCTGTGATGGGCTGGAAAACATTATCAATTTACAGCAAGTGGAGGATGGTAAATACTATGTTGAAGCTGTTAACATTTCCAAAGATTGTGAGACAGGTTATATTGACGACTGGGACTTTAAGTTAGTGTCATTTGATGGGGAAGTAAAATGAGCACATTTGGCGACGGAACATTTAGACAAGACGTCTACGAGCAGATTCAATATTACGTAGACTCACACAGCTTGAAACCTTCTGAAGCTATCTCAGAGCTGATGGAGATTGTGCAATGGATGCTGATTATTAGCGACATTGAAGGTGAAGCATACGAACGTGGTAAGGAAGACGCTAAAGCTGAGACTCTTGCAAAGCTTAATTAAGCCATCAACCAAAAGGAGTAATAGACATGCGAAACAATATGCAAACATATCAAGACATCTTCGGCACTGAAAACTGGAATGCTCATTTCTCAGGTGGGTTTAATTCTCGTGTGTTTGGTGATACACAAAGTCAAATGTTCCAAGGTCCGTATCGGTTTGAACGGCAACAAGGTTGGCGGCTGGCAGATGAGATGATCCGCGAAGGTAGAATTTACTTTACTCATCCGTTCCCGCATGGTAATTGTAAGTCGAAAGCTTTCACGTACGGTGGTACATGGGCTTGTAATGATTGTAACAGAGATCATCTTGACAAACCTTGGTGGAATGTTAAAGTGTTCAAGGATGGAGAGGCATTCTGTGTAATCGGACAAGGCTTTGAGAATCTGCAAGAGTCTGACAATTACGCGTTCGGGACTACTAAAGAAGAAGCTCTTGAGAATTATTATCAACTCATGAAAGATGTCTAAGCTCTCAATGTCATCGACATTTCGAAGAAACAATATACGTATAGGGTGTATGCAAGATTAATTTAAATATAGGGGTGGAGAGAAAGATGAACGATTGCTATAAAGAATGGTATGAAGAGGCTATCATTGCTTCGAATGAGCTAGGTTTTGCTGGTATGTCGGCAGCAGATGTAATCAAGTATCTGGCGCATGAAGTTGAGGAGCTGAAGACATCAAACAATGTAAATGCTGAGGATTGCAATGAAGCTGAACAGATTTTACGAAACATTATTAAAGAGTGGAGTTGTTCGGGCGATGTCTTTGGTGCAATTCAACAAGCAAAGGAGTTTTTGAAATGACTAACAAAATCGCAGCATACAAAGACCTACTGAAAGTGGTCAAGAAGCACTCTGAAGCGTTTGACCGTGAGAATGTCACATTGTCTCCAGAGCACCTTAAATCTGTTGTGCAAGCCATGGAAGTGAGTGACCGCTTCGGCATCCCGTTGCAAGGTATTCAATCTGGCACACACCTTCGGGTAAAAAATGTCTATGACGATTGGACAGGGATCAGCCTGTTTGGCGAGAAACATGGTCGTACAATCGGCTGTCCAGATAATGGTAAGCAGCCTAAAGATGAATGGTTGTTCAAGATTAGCTTTCCTTGTGGTGCCTACACATTTGGTGGGGATGGTTTGTGGGATAGGAGCTATCCTAAGAAAACATTTGATGCATTCTTTGAAGAATTGAAGTCATATGGTACTGCATTCTCTGATACAATGAATAATGCTTTGTACTTTCGTGAAGACAATTCTAAAGCTGTGTATGAGGCTTTCTGGAGTTTGTTCAATAAATATAAAACAATGGTTGCTGATGAGTTGAAAGAGCAACGTAAACAAGAGTTGGTTAAAGAGCTTGAAGCATTGGAGAGTAAATAATGAAATACGTAAAGACAGTAGACGAAGCATTCGAATTCGTAAAAGGCTTGATGACAGCTTTGGAAAAGAAAGCAGAAAGTAACATTCCTTCTGTGATGAAGCTAAATAAAATCACAATGCCTTCTGTGGCTAATACATATGCAGCGAATGCTTTCAAATACGGAAGCAGCTATTATGAGCGGGATCCTAAGACTATTGAGGAAGTTGACACTAAACTTTCCCAGCTCCTTGAGAAAGCTGAAGTAGAACGTCTTAAAGTGGTAGCTGAACACGAAGTCAACCTTCCAGCGATTGAGAACAACCAGAAGGTACGTGAAAAGATCAGTCAGATTATGAAAGACATTGGTATTCCTAATAACTATTCTACATCTGAATTCAAGACTCAACGCTCACGCACAAAGACTACGACAACTCATTCTGCTGGATACCTTGGGGACTTGCAGCGCAATGTCCCTGTGAGCGACGAAAGTGAGCGTATGTTAACGCTAATTAAGAGTGCTGTAGACTCGTTGAAGCGTCATGCAGACACACTCAAGGGTACGATCCGCAAAGAGCTACAAGAGGCAGAAAAGACCGAGAAAGCTAAGAAAGAAATCCTTGCTAAAGCGAGATTACAGGTTAAGTATAATCTTGATGAAGACTTTGAATGGTCTGATGTGTTGGAAGTGTTGGACAAGAAAGATAAATACTTTATGCTTGCTCGTGCCGGTGAGGAGACGCGTGGATATTGGGGCGAAGGCTTCGGTAAAGTAGAATATGCACTAGATAAATTTGAAGTGCAGACTGAAGAAGACAAAGAAATTCACGAAGAGTATGATAGTATTCTCCAAGACCATAATAACGGTGATTGTGAAGATGGTCGAATCTTTAGAGACTGTGAATATAATTACTCATTCTTGTACGGCAAAGTAAGTGAAGAAATCATGAAAGATTATGAAAACTCTCAAGGAGTATTACAATGGCGACTATTGATATCAAGAAAGGCTACAGACACATCAGTCCCGAGGAACTTCGCTCATATGCTTATAGTGGGCATCTATGTTGCGGAAGTCTGGACATCTCCGATTTTCTAGAGCACATTTTTCAAGGCATGATCTCTCAAGATGAGCTAGACAAAGCAATTGAAGAAGCTGAAAAGAATTGCGAATGTGATTGTAATAGTGATGGAGATGGGGTATATTTAAAGGATCAGGTGAAAAGGGCTATTAAGATTCTTGAAGATGGGTTGGAATAATTGGGTTGAGGGAGAATGGTGTGAGTTATTTCAAAAAGCTAAAGGAGCGAGAAGTGGAAGTTTTTAATAAAGAAACAGTTGATGACGTTAAGAAGTATGCGTCTGTAGATGCACCTGAGCGTGGTATTCGTAAAGCTACGCTTGAGCGGTTTGGAGTGAAGGTTGCACTGTCTGAGAAAGATGGTAAGACACCAGAAGCTTTCTACTTTCCTTCATACAACCAGAAAGGGAAAGTTGTAGGCTATACAAAACAAGATGTAACCAAAGGCAAGGACGAGAAAGGCCATTGGACTGCAATCGGCAGTGTTTCAATTAACAACAAACTCTTTGGGCAAGATGTCGCAGAGAATATTAATCGTAAACGAACTAACCTTATCTGTACAGAAGGCCAATGGGACCACCTGAGTGTTTATCAGTCTCTTTGTGATAATGTAAAGGGTACAAAATACGAAGGTATCGAACCGCTTGTAGTGTCTATCCCTCTTGGTACAGCTAATGCTGTGGAGGCTTTGCTTCACAATGAGTCTTACGTTTCATCTCACGATTCTTTGACTATTTTCTTTGATGACGATTACTGCACACCAGCAGAAACCAAGAAAGGGGTTATGAAGGGCCATGAAGCCCGTGAAGCTGTTGCTAACGCTTTTGTAGGTTCTGGCTTATCTTTGATGACAGTTGCACCAGCAGATGGTTTGAAAGATGCTTCTGATTACCTTCAAGCTGGACGTAGTGATGAACTTGCTAAGCTTGTACAGTTTGGTAAGCGTGCATACTCTGCTGAAAAGATTGTAAAGGCGTGTGATATTACGTTGGAAGAGCTTCTTGAACCACGACCTGAAGGCGTATACGTGAACAGTTTTCCAAAACTAATGGATAAACTACATGGCTTTCGTATGCGTGAATTGGTTTTGTTGACTAGTCCATCCGGTGTTGGTAAGTCTACAGTTACTTCTATCTTTGCTAGTGCATTTATTGAAAGTAAAGCTAAGGTTGGTATGGTGTTCCTTGAAGAGACAAACAAGGAAACTCTTCAGCGGATGGTTGCATCAAAACTGAAAGTTAACTACTTGAAGTTTAAGGATAAACCACTAGAATGTGCTTCGATGGAAGATATTCAGAAAGCTTATTCAGAAATTGTAGATAACGATCAATTGGTAATGCTAGGTCACTTCGGCAGCTTACCGGTTAGCGAACTTATGAATAAAATCAAGCATATGCACTTGGTCGAGGGTTGCAGCTATATTTTGCTCGATCACCTTAGTATGGTTGTCAGCGGAAGCCACGTTACGGATGAACGAAAAGAACTCGACATCGTAATGACTGAGCTTGCTGCCTTCTGTGCTGCAAATGATGTTTGTGTAATTGCTGTTAGTCACATTAACCGTTCAGCAGCAGAGCAGTTTAAACCCCCTAAAGGGGCAGAAGACAAACCGTTTTGGGTAAAAGTAACAAAAGAGATGATGCGTGGTTCTGCTGCACTTGAACAATTGAGCTTTGTTATTATCGGACTCGAACCCGAAATCTTGCCAGATCGAAGCCGAGGCAATGTTCGGTTGACTGTATTGAAGAACCGACCTTGGAGTTATCTAGGTGTTTGTGATACGTTTAAAATTGATGAAACCTCGTGGGAGGTCATCCTTCACCAAGAGCTTCCAGAAGACTTTTAAGGAACAGTATGAAAACAGTTTGTGGATTTGGAATTAATGATTTAGATTATCCAGTTGTTGAACGTTACATGCTGGATGGTAAATCTAGGACAAAAGTAATCTGTCCCTTTTACGCTCGTTGGAGCAGCATGTTGACTAGAAGTTATTACTCTCGGTATAAGGCCAACCAGCCAACGTATGAAAAAGCGTTTGTTAATGAAGAGTGGAAATACGTTTCTGCGTTCAAAGGTTGGATGGAAGAACAACACTGGGAAAATATGTTTATGGATAAAGACATTTTATTCCCATTTAATAAGGAATATTCTTCTAAGACTTGTGCCTTTGTTCCCAGACATATTAATAACCTACTTACTGCAAGAGGGAATAAAAGAGGTTTGTACCCGCTAGGCGTTTATTTCGAAGGTGGCACTAAGGGTTTGGACTTTAAATCCCAGCTGAACTGTAATGAAACAAAGATTTATTTGGGCAGATTT